TATTGGGTCTGGTATTGGTGGATTTATTGGTGGTATAGCAGGCGCATTTGGTGGAGAATACATAGCAGAAAAAATAGCAGGCTTCTTTATGGGTGGGCCTCAAGTTGGTAAAGAAGAGAAAAAAGATCTTGAAGACTCTCAGAAAGGCGGTATTGGTAAAAAAGGAAGAAGAGGCGGCTCAAAGAAAAAACCAAGTGAAATGGCGGGTGCCAAAATTGGTGATGTTGATATGGGACCGACTAGCGAACAGAAAGTTGCTGATGCTCAAGTAAACGCTGATGCTACAGGCAAAGCACTAGCAGATTTTGAATCTACAGCTAAGTCTGGAAGAACAGTTACAGAAGAAGACAATTTTGGATTCCAGACAACCAAAACTGTATTTGACGATGCTGAAGAGCAAGCACAGTTTGACAAGCTAAATGCCGCTAAGTTTGATGCAGAAAATGAGTTATTTGATGCTAAGAATGAAATGATTACTGGTGATGAGTTTGATACTGCGGGTATGTTTGATAAGTTAATGTTCTTACAAAATAAAGGACTCTTACCTAAGGGCGAGAGTAAGATAGAGATGGGTAAATTCGTAGATGGTCCTCTCAAAGGCAAGACTCCAGATGAAGTCATTAATGAGTATGTCAAAGCAAACTCAACAGTTAAGCCTGCCGCAGAATCTACAGCCCCTGTTGAATCCATCTCCTCTAGAAAGAAAAAGCCAAGAAGTATCATGCAAGAGGCAGGGATTCAGAGTGCGCCAGAAAAACTAATGGCTAAGTCAAAAGCTATATCAGATGAGAAAGCATCACAAGATGGACAGAGTAAAGCAGTAATGATGCAGAATCTCAACAAGGGCGGCGATACTATTACTAACACCAACAAAGGTGGAGATTCCACAACAGTCAATGTTCTCAAGGGCGGTAGCAACTCTCTAGCTAACGCTCACATACCCGTACCACAAGCAATTTAATCAATATCTCTTTTCTTGCGAGTCAATGTAGTTTCTACGTTGTCTTGCTTGAGAAGTTCTTCAAGTTGTTCTACCGAAACATAATCTAAGTCCCAGTGATTACAAATATCGTTGCGATATCTCGTATGGTTCTTGTCAGAACTTTTTGATTTTTTTCTGTTGAAATAGTCTTTCAATCGATTACTTATTTTCATATAAACAACCTCTTTTATCAGACAAAAAAGGGGCGCATCCCTGCACCCCCCTTTCGATTTACAACCCTATAGTCTAGTCTTCCGCTAGACTCTTAAAGAAGTCAAGTGAATCATCTTCACCATCATCTGTAGATAAGGTTGGGGTAGGAGCCTCAGCCTGAGCCGCTGGCTGTGCAGTACGCTCTTTAAAGTTAGGCTGAAACTCCTGCCCCACATTGCTGTCCTCGGCGGTCGTGCTGGGTGCGTGTGAACCACCATCAAGTTGAAGAACTTTGTGCAGTTTTGCTTTAAGTTCAGCATAAGACTTGAAGTTTTTAGGATCAACAATTTCTTGAAGGGAATGCTGTTTGTTCCATACTGCTTCCATTTCTTCGTCAGATAGTGAGCCTTCTGAGTTAGAGATTGGAGCAGGTGAAGCAAATTCAGATTTGTCGTAGTTACGATAGCCTTCTACTTGACGAATCTTTAGTTTGAAGTCAGCGCCTTCCCAAAAGTCGAATGGATTGATTGGGTCTTCGTCAGCGAACTGAGGATTCATAGCATCGTTCAGTTTGTCGAAGATTTTCTTACCAAATTTATAGAGATAAACTTGACCTTCACGAGAAGGGTTTGCAGGGTCAGATACGACCAGTACATTAGCCACATAGCTAAGACGGCGTTTCTGCTTACGAGCAATCTCTTTGTCTTCGTCATGACCAGAGTTCCACAACTGAGAGTTATACTCAGATACTGGATCGTCTTGACTTAGAGTTGTTAGAGACTTCTCGATGTACCAACCACCTGGGCCTTGAAAGCCATGATCCCAATAGCGAACAAAAGGCATATCTTCACCCTCTGATGCAGGTAGGAATCGAAGTACAGCGTAGCCATTGCCAGCCTTATCTACTTCTGGTTTCCAGTAGTTGTCGTCACCTTTGGACATTTTTTGATTTGACATTGATTGTAGTTGAGAGTTCAACTTGTCAAAAGAGTTCGTGCGGTTTTTCTTTAATGATGCAAAAGACATATTATTTTCTCCGTATATGCGTTGTATATTTTAACGAGTTTAGTATTGCTCGTATGCGTTGTATTTTACTATATTGCGTTGTATTTGTCAAGTACTATTTTCCTCATTTTCGCTTTATCATAATCTATAAAAGGTTTATAGTTATTAACAGTCTTATTTATATCAGGAAAAACTATGGTGTCACGAATATTTTTCTCCCAATACTTAAAGCACCCTGTCAGATCATCTAGTATGACCAATGTCTCAAGGGACACTCTTCTCTTATTGTAAAGTGATAGTAGCTTTGGATATGCACCATCGTTCACAATAATGTTGGCATTGAAGTCATCGTCTAACTCATCAAGTTCATTACGAAAAACATACGACAATGACTGTTGCCTTTTTGACCACTCGGTATAGACTTCTTCAGCCTCGTGACTATCTACCAAGTTGCCAATCCAGAGATCGTGCTTCTTTAATATATTCGCTAGAATATAATCTTTAGCATCTTTTCTCTTAGATAACTTATAGAAAAAGAACTTGTCTTTTCTATTCTCAAACCCATCTAGGGTCAGTCGCATTTTACCACCATACTTCGCAAAGTCGTATGTTGATGTGAAATGCTTTTTGATTGCCATGTAGTAACTATAGAGTTCAAATGCATCTCTAGTAGAATACATAGATGTCATACAGGCAATCTCACTAATTTTTCTATCATGTTGAGTTCTTCTGCCTCACGATATATGTTTGCTTTGAGTAGAGGTGACTTGCGAATGATTTCACCAATCACTTCGATCTCAAGTTCATTCTTCGTTGCGTACTCAACTACTGCGTCAATGTATGGAACACCATCAGAGATATAATCAGCTATCTCACTCATAATGCGTTCAGAGTTTAGTTTTTGGAGTGCCTTTAACTCTTTCTTATCCATTTAGCACCTTGATCCCTAATGCCCAGTTTTCTGCGGCATCTTCAGCCCATTGAAGACTTTTCCCTGCGTGTAACTCTTCTTTTATTAGGCTGCCTCGGGTATCATAGTACTTAATTAACCAACCTTGAGCAGTTTCATGAATCTCTGCTTGCGCTCGACCACCCTCTTCTTCTTTGAAAAATGTTTGAATAATCGTCATGTCTCTACCCTATGGTTTCTAGTAATGCTTCAATATCTTCGATTTCAGCGACAACTTCACTCACATTGTTCTTGTGATAGATGCGAGCCATTTTGGAAAGATATTTCTTTGGAATACCTACATCGTCTTCAAGAGCGATAATCGCCTCTTTGATGAAGTCTTTTTCTGCTTCAATGCGAGTATAGGCGTTGCTGATTTCATCCATCGCACCTTTCATGCGTTGTTTATCAGAATCTGCTGTTGGAATGATGATACAATTTGGAACATAGGTTGGTGCTGTCATAGTGAAAAGTCCTTCAATCAAGTTAATAATATAAGTGGTTCGTTATAACTACGCTTTTCGTTGGTATTCCAACTGCGACTGTTACTTAGCAATCCATGCTAGTGGTGAACCACGCCACACGTTCTCCTCTTTTGGTTAAGTTTGACATTTTTGAATTCCTCTTCGGGTATGTCGTACCTCTACTTCTGAGAACAGAAGTGCGTTGGCTCATTCTGTTGCTAGGCGAGCCTCACCCCGGTAGATTATGCCGCTAGGGCAAAATCACCATGTGCAAAATTATCATCGTTTGCAGTTATTTTAAGTTGATTTTATACAGTGTTTCTTCACTGATTCTCCACATAACCTCAATTCGCCTGTCGAATCCAGAACGCCCCCATCAGAAACACACTAGTCGCATCCTTGTCGTAAACCCTTAAAAAGGGAACTAATGTGCTTGTGGTGGAGGCGAGGGGAATTGAACCCCTGTCCAAACAAACTTACTTTACGCTTCACTGAATGTATTATTTATATTGTTGCTCTTTTCTTAGTTTTAGCAACCATGACGATTGCTTGCGTTCTGCTTCATAGAAGACTGCCGCTGTGAATGTAGCCATGAACAACAATATAAAGTGAATTACAAGGCTTATACCCATATAGATTACACTACCAATATAGATTCCAAAAGTGATTGACCACATCCAAGCTAGAACAGTCATTATCCACATTCGTGATAATGGGTCTGGTATATGTCTTAGCGGGTTCTTGCTATGGTCAAACAACCAATTATAAAAGTCATAGAACTTTAAAAACATCAACTTCATAATATTTCTCCATTGTATATCTTGCTTATGTGTGTAATTATAACACGTTACTCTATTATATGTCAAGCATTATATTACTAAATTATACCCCATATAAAATAAAATTGACCAAAGTAGTCCTTTGATCATAAAGAATGAAAATGTGAATAGCATTAGTTGGGTTCTTCTTTTCATATCATTTACCTTGAAAATATAACCATGACATAAACTCTTCTGTGTCACCAATGAGTTCACCGTCTACAACTATCTGTGGTATCTTTCTTACATTAAGCATTGCAACTTCTATTATATCATAGTCTTCGTCAAGATTCAAGTACTCTACATCAAGACCAGAGAAGTTAGCCCAATGCCATAATCTTGCTGATTCTTTACAGTTTACCTTGCCATAGATCGTGGCTTGTGGTGGCAACCTGTAACCTAAAACTTCATCTGAAAAATTTATGTCGTTCATATAATCTCTGGGAATAAACATTTTTGAACAAATACATCTACATCGTCTTCATTCAGTCCAAGTGACTTCATTACACGAGGCGTATGCGGATTCTGTTTCTGATAGTGAGCATAACGATTCTGTGCTTTCTTGCCATCTTCTTCACTATTGTTTCGTCTGTGTCTACGAACCTCTCCAATGTAGTAGTTAAGTGTCTTATCTACTGCTTCAGAAATCTGCTCGATCTCACCAATCTCTTTGACCATACCTGCGGCTATCATTCCATCACTGAAGATTGCTTTTGCCCACTCAGGTAGTTCTCGTTCTCTCTTCCATTGTAACTGTGACGATATTGTCGCAAAGTGTTCTATCATCTTATGATTACGATTCGTTGTGGCAGATAGATCACAAAATGCACCAGTCATCTTGTTAGGACCTGCGATAACATCAAATCCAAAGATAGGTGCATCGCTGTCAAGATGTGGAAAGATACAACAGTGCATCATCCATAGCTTGCTCGACTCTCGCATATCAACAACATCAACGTGGGCTCTTCGATACAGATCACCAGACCAAACACGATTTATCCAACCTGGCTGATTGAATCGATCCATACCTTCTTCTTGTATTTCTACGCCTGTGTACTCAAACTTATCAATGAGGCGATTTTGTATTGCGATTAGATTATCCCAAACTATGCTCATTCAACCAGTTCTTCGAATAGTCGTATTGCAAATTCGAAACAAATGTTTGCTTCATCTGCCATATCGTCATTGAGTATTGCTCGAACTTTTTCTTTTAGACCTTCTTTGTCTTTGAACTTGTACATCATACCAAGACCTGGCACTTTCTTAGCAATCATTGCTCCACCATACATATCACCAAAGTGGCGAACATACATATGCGGTATCAAGTCTTCTGGCTTGTCTTTACTTTCACAGTAACTTAGATAGTCTTTCGTTGATCTGGTGAGTAAGTCTGATTCTGGATACTTTTCTTTGTCGAACCCATACTCTAGTTCTAGTTCAAGTAAATCCATTCGCATGAGACCTGCTCTACGAATGTCAGCAATTTCTAGATTGTCGAGTGGCAACTTTGATTCAAGTGTCACATACATATAGTACTGATTCGTTAGATACTTGTAATACAGAAACGGATCGATTGACCCGCTCATTAGAATACCCGCAAACTTTTTGCGTTCAGCAGACTTGTGGTTTTCCCAAGTCAATTCTTTCAAACTCATTAAAGACTCCCATAAAAGATATGATCACCTATCGTAACTTTGTGCTTATACGCATCTGTCCAATAGGGCTTCACATTCACCGCATGATACATAATCGAACCTTTCGTTGGATCAGATATCACATCATACATATTTATTACATGAATAGAAAGTAGATAAGCCTCTTCCCAAGCATTCGACTCAAGTGGCTGATCTGCTTTACCATCACAGTACCAAGAAAACTGGCACTTATTACGAGACGGCACTTTCTTGTTATGTCTCTCAAGATACCACCTATTCATCTTTGCTTGCTTTACTACGCCACAAATAGTGTCTGGATACTTATCACTATTGACACGATTCAATGTAACATAACCAACTGCTAATCGACCTGCGAGTGTCTGATTTCGTGACTCATGATATATGTTTAGAGCCATACACTCAATGCTGTCTAAATCTAAATGTTTACTTTGTTCTGGTATTGCAACCTTTTCTAAAACGTACTTCTTTTCTTCGTTGGCTGTATCCATCAACACAAGACCTAATATAAACGATAGTGCTGAGATGCCAAAGATAAGTTGTAAAGTCTTAAAACGCATAGTAGATACCTTTTTTAGCGACATATATGTATTATACACGATTTGAGGAGTATGTCAAGGGCTTTTCGGTCTTTTTTTCAATTATTTTAACGAGTCATATTTGTCATGTTATATCGAAATTCGACTTCAATATGTCATATTTGACTTGTTATTTAGAAGTTGCTCTAAAGACTCCATCCCAGTCTTCTGGTACAGTATCTATGCAATCACGACATCTATCTTGCCATATCGCATAGTAATCGTGTAACTCACCCTTAAAGCATCGTTTTAAGTCTTCACAGAACTTAATTGCTACATCGAATTGTCTTCCATAGTATGCTTTCATCATCTCTTTATGCATTTCTATCTCAACATCTATTGCTTCAGTCAATATAGTGTATATCTTAACAGGCTCTGTCTTACCCTTAACAGCAAGATTATCTAGTTCAAGTGTATAAAACTCTTCACTCAATCCAATCTTAGTGTCTTCACCAATAAGTGTTTTAACACCATATGACTTCGTTTGACCTTCTAATCGTGCCGCTAGATTCACTGCATCACCAAGTACTGAGTAATCAAATCGTTGATTTGACCCCATATTACCCACTACAACTTCACCAGTATTGATGCCAACACCAATATTGATTGGCAATAGACCTTCACTTTCTAGTTCTTCGTTGAGTATCTCTAGATGCTTATACATCTCAACAGATGTCTTTACAGCCATGTATTCTTGATATCGTACATCTAATGGT